TTTGAATTAAGGACGTTTGTTTACTTAAATGGAAGACCCGACCATATGAAGGGTCATCATGACGATGCCATTATGAGTTTGTCAATGGCGTTATATGCTGGAGACATAAGTTTTAATCAGTTACAGAGAAATAATTCCAAAAACAAAGCAATGATGGAATCTTGGACTTTATCTGAAAGAACATATGAAACAAAGAAATCTTTTTATTCATATGGAACTGCATTTGACCAAATTGGTGCAATGCAAACTGACGGAAAACAAATTGTAAATACAACTTTTGGGGTACCAGGTAAGGACCAATACAAGGAATATTCTTGGCTTTTCTCTAAAAAAAAATAACGCCACACAACTTTATTATACTGAAGAAATTAATTATCTTTTAAAGAAAACTATTTATATAAATGGCGGATAATAATTTAACAGTATTCCAAAGATTAACCAAAATGTTTGGGTTTGCGGGTAATCAAAGACCTGAAGAGACCCCGTCATTTAATTTTTCGAGGGATGAGATAATAAAAACCAATAGTAGAGAAGAGTATGAGAAAGCAATGTTACAAGCTCAACAGAGTCAATACATTGCAGATAAATGGACAAAACTCGAACAATCTCTTTATAACCAATCCGTCTATTATGAACCAAATAGATTAGCGGCATATTATGACTACGAATCCATGGAGTTTACTCCTGAAATTTCAGCATCACTTGATATCTATGCTGAAGAGTCTACGACACTTTCTGAGAAGGGCGATATTCTAACAATATTCTCGGAGTCAAGTCGTATCAAACAAATTTTAGAAGACTTATTTATCAATCGTTTAGATTTAAACACAAACCTACAGATGTGGGCTAGAGGCGTTTGTAAGTATGGTGATGATTTTGTTTATTTAAAAATTGACCCCGAAAAGGGTATCATTGGTTGCCAACAATTACCAAATATTGAAATAGAGAGAATAGAGGGTAGGGAATCAAAGACACCACATCAAAGAGACATTAAAGCACCAACAAGAGAATTAAGATTCCAATGGAAAAATAAAGAATTGGAATTTCAAGCTTGGGAAATCGCACATTTTAGATTACTTGGTGATGATAGAAAACTTCCATATGGTACATCCATGTTGGACAAGATTAGAAGAATTTGGAAACAATTACTTCTTGCAGAAGACGCGATGTTGATTTATAGAACAACGAGAGCACCCGAAAGACGCGTATTTAAAGTATTTGTTGGTAACATGGATGATAAGGACATTGAACAATATGTTCAACGTGTTGCTAATAAATTCAAAAGAGACCAAGTAGTTGACCCAAGAAATGGTCAGGTTGATATGAGATATAATCAAATGGCGGTTGACCAAGATTATTTTATTCCAATTCGTGACCCATCACAAACTAACCCGATTGAAACTTTAGCGGGAGCACAAAACCTAGGAGAGATTGCGGATATTGAATATATTCAAAAGAAATTATTAGCCGCTCTTAGAATTCCAAAGGCATTCTTAGGATTTGAAGAAGTTGTTGGTGACGGTAAACAACTTGCGTTAATGGATATTCGTTTCGCAAGAACAATCAATAGAATTCAAAAATCTTTAATTCAAGAATTGAATAAGATTGCTCTTGTTCACTTATATCTTCTTGGAATGGAAGATGAATTAAATAACTTCACTCTTTCATTAACAAATCCATCAGCACAATCTGATTTATTAAGGATTGAACAATGGAAAGAAAAGATTGAACTTTATAAAAATGCCACGTCTGACCAATCTCAAGTTGGTATCTTACCAGTATCACATACATGGGCTAAGAAAAATATTCTTGGAATGAGTGATAGTGAGGTGTTGTTGGATTTACAACAACAAAGACTTGAAAGAGCCGTGGGTATGGAATTACAAAATACACAAATCGTTATTAAACGTTCAGGTGTATTTGACGATGTGGATGCAAAGTATGGTGTACCTGAAGAAGAAAGACAGGAGGCTGGGGCCGCTGGTGAAGTAGCCACTCCGGGTGGTAATATGGGTGAACCTCCACCACTGGCGGGAGCAGGACCGGCAGCACCATTAAGTGAATCAACTAAAAAACGTAATATTTTGGGAATGTTAGGTGAGGGTGACAATATTAATGACCTTTTTGATATTAATAAGGCCCAACAGAATATTTATGAGATAGAAAATAAATTAAAAAATATATTAAACGAAAAATAAGATGTCAAATTTTGGTAATGTAAAAACAAAATTGTTGGTTAAATTAACCGAGTCTTTCGCTTCTGATAAAAAATCAGATGTAAAAGATTTATTAAAACAAATCAAATCAAATAAAAATTTGATTGAAATGTATTTGTTTTATGGAGATGTCGAAAATAAACACATTCCAAATGTGGATACCGCTAGATTGTTTGTTGAACAAATAGAAACCCTTTTAGTAGAAAAATCAAAACTATTGGATGAGGGGGTATCTAATCTTAGCAACATTTTAAAAAGTGTAACTCCTTTAAAAAATGAAGTTTATGATTGTTTAGATGTTTTATCTGAACAAACATCATTGTTAAATGTTGAAAGAAAGGTAAACGCCAAACAAAGACTCATATCACATCTTACTTCACCAAAATCATCTAATGTTTCGGAATCAGCATCTTATACCAATAATCAATCATTACTTACTGCGGTATTGGTAAACAACTTTAATACGAAGTTTACTGATTTTATGAATGATGGACAAAAGGAAACCTTTAAGAAAATCGTTTCAATGAAACCCGAAGAATTAAATACGGAGATGAATTCATTGAGAGAAAGTATGTCTCAGAAAATTGAAAAGATTTTAAAGGAGAATTCTGATTCTTTTTTGCTGACAAAGTTAACAGAGGTTAAGAAGGATATTACCGAATCAGAAATTAGTAAGTTTAATTACTATAGACTTATTGAATTAAATAAGAACTTGGATTAATTATCGGTTCTGTTTAGTTGTTCTTTGTAAATTGCTTTGAGCTTTTGACTTCTTTTTTGTACCGATGGTTTAACATATTCTTGTCTACCTTTTAGTTCTTCAGTTTGTTTTATTTTGTGAACCTTGTTTTTGTATTTTTTTAGTGCGGATTCAAGGTTTTTTTCTTTTGAAACATTGACAATAATCATAATCGTTTTTTTTTAAATATAAGTAAAAAATTTGGTTTTGTTAAGTTTATTTTGTATATTTTAAATACACCATAAAATATATTAAGTATGAATAATATTAATGAAAAGTGGAAAATTTATAAAACTTGGTGTCTATAAAAACGTAAAAATTGGTTATGGAACGGTTGACTATAAAAATTTAAAAACAATATATGTTAAATTAAATTCGTGGACGCAGCCAAACGATGATGATTGTGACTTTGATAGGGTCATATCACAAACAAGGAGGAAAATAAAACAGAAAATTTACGATTTGAGGTCTGAATATTTCAAGCCAGAATCCATAGTGGACCTAGACATCAAAACTAGAGGTGTAAAAACCAACAAAAGGTCTTTTATGGATTTGGAGATAACTTTATATGCGGACAAGTACTTCGATATTAAGATTAAAGAGGTAAAAAAGATTGTCACAGACCTATCTGTAACTATAGTGGATACCATATTAAATGACGAAACTTTGTTTAATTTCTACAAAACAAAGAATTAATTCGGTATTGTGGTATTTATTATATAAAAGGATAAATGAAAGTACTTGGGCCTAATGAGACTGGCAATGGCGTTTTAATAGAATACGACGCGGGTCACGTTTCCCCGAAAGAAAACAAAAAAATTATATCCGAGATGAAAGACGTGGATTTTTCACAGGATATAATTCTTTATGCTGTTTTACAAAAATACGATACTCCAAATAAAAATGGTAGAGTATATCCTGAAACCATTTTAAAAAGAGAAGCCGAAAAATATCAAAATTTAATTCAAAAGGGTGGAGCATTAAGTGAACTTAATCACCCAACATCTTCATTAATTGATTTAGATAGAGTTTCACACTCTATCCTTGAGACTTGGTGGGATGGTAAAATACTAATGGGTAAACTAAAGTTATTTACGTCACCCGGTTGGAAGAAAATGGGTGTCGTTAGTACCAAGGGGGACCAAGCGGCGATGTTATTAATGAATGGTGCATCGTTAGGTATATCCTCAAGAGGGGTTGGTTCATTAAAAAATATAAAAGGTCAAAACATAGTACAAGATGATTTCGAATTAGTATGTTTTGATTTAGTATCATCTCCATCTACCCCCGGCGCTTATATTTTTAAGGACCCAGGTGAAATAGACAACTACCAAGAACCTATTCAGGAAGGTGACCCGCAATCGGATAGAATGAAAACTTTAATGTTAAAATTGGATACTTTCCTATCTAAGTAATCTAATTTATTTAAGATTTTAATATCGTAAAAAGTATTTTTTTACATAATCATAATATTTATAAGAAAATAAAACTCCAAATGAGCGAAAAATCTATTTTAGAACAAGCGTTACTTCAGGTGCAGACACTTGAAGAGGCAGTCAAAGCAAATGCAAAAGGTATACTTGCTTCTACAATGAAACAAGAACTAAACGATTTGCTAAAAGAATCATTGGAAGAAGAGAAAGAGGTTGTTACAGAACAACCCGATTCTGAAGAAGAGGCATCAGATGATGTACCAGTAAAAACTGGGGATGAAGAGGATAGTCTCGATAACGAAGATGGTGATGATGAAATGTCTAAGGACTCAGAAGATGAAATGTCTAAGGACATCAATTCTAAGGACTCAGAAGATGAAATATCTAAGGACATCAATTCTAAGGATTCAGAAGATGAAATGAATCCAGAAGATGAAATGAATCCAGAAGATTCTGACGAAATGGGAGATGATGTTGTTGACATGACAGGTGCCGATGAAGACGAAGTTTTGAAAGTCTTCAAAGCTATGAGACCTGAAGATGGAATCATTGTTAAAAAAGATGATGACCAAATTGAACTTGAGGATGGCGACGATGAGTACATCATTAAGTTAGATGAAGAAAAAGATGCGGATGAACCTATCGACGAAACTTTAGACATTCCGATGGAGGAAGAATCCGATACAGTAGTTTACGAAATCGAACTTGATGATGAACCAGAACTTGATGATGAAGATAAACCAGAACTTGATGATGAACCAGAGCTTGATGATAAAGTATTTATACCAAATGATGGCGAAGGTGATAAAGAGTTTTCTGAAACTATTTTTGATGAACCTAATGAAAATGAAAAAGAAGTGGGTGAAGCCGCAAGAACAAAATGGAATCCTCATGGCGGTGAAAGAGCTGGTATAAAAAGCAAAAAAGTTTTTAAAGCTGGTTCAAATCACGGTGGTGAATTAAACGAAGAAGTTCAAAACTTGAAAAAACAAAACAGCGAGTATAAAAAAGCACTTGTCTTATTCAAGGAAAAACTTAACGAAGTTGCTGTTTTCAACGCCAATTTAGCATATGCCACTCGTTTGTTCACAGAACATTCCACAACAAAACAGGAAAAACTAAATATTCTTAAAAGATTCGATTCAATCTCAACCTTGAAGGAATCTAAGAATCTTTATGTATCAATTAAAGCCGAATTAGACACTAAAAAACCCGTGACTGAATCGGTGGTTGAAAAAATAACTACAGCACCAAGTACTTCATCTTCAACTGGGGTTCTTTCAGAGTCAAAAGCTTATGAGAATCCTCAATTCAGAAGAATGAGAGACTTGATGAGTAAGTTGAAATAATAAAAATAAACAATAAAAAACCAAAAAAATATTAAAATGGGAGCATTATTAGAATCAGGTATGGTTGGTAACATCGGTCTTAAGCACCTTCGTGTTATCAAAGAAGATACCATTAAAAAATGGGATGACCTCGGGTTCCTTGAAGGACTTGA